AAGGAAAATGGGAAATTACATTTTTATTTTATTTTTCATTCTTTCTAACATGGAAAAGTAAAGAATTTCACCGACCGGGATTAAGATCTACGGTTGACAGGCCGGTATTGTGGACCCCGTTGGGAATGGGGTCGACGTGCTGCGTTTACCGCTGCAGAAGCGGGTTCTTGTTGTTGTTGTGTTCGTGAGTTGCTCCCTCGTCCTCCAGCCCGGATTCCACCTCGTCCACGAGTTGCAGTAGCGCTGTTGCGGCGCCTAGCGTTTCGGGCTTGGGCGTTAGCGGCAGGGATACTGGTATCGGGGGCGGGGTCAAGGGGAGGGGTTGTGGTGATCTCCGGGGTGATGGTGTCTCCATCCACGACGGCGGCGACACTTGGACGTGCTCGCACTGGCTCTGCGCATAATGGAGGGCTAAGGATTTCCTGGATTGTTTCGGCGGTAGCCATCCAGTGGTTGAACATAGCTCGGTCAAACTCCGGGAACAGGCGCGCGAGCTCCACATCCATCCATCCCCCAGCATTGTCATTAGGGTATTGGTCCGACGTGGCGAAGCGACCCCACCAATAGCCAATGCCCAAGGGTGTTTTCGGTCTGTACGAAGACACGACGAGCACTTGCTTGCAGTATTCCCCCAAAATTGGGGTGTTGCCGTCCGTTGCCACGTATGCCATTGCTTTTTCAACACACTTTTGTTCAGGTGTGACATTATGAGGTAAGCGAAGCGTTGTGTGGAACTTAGCCAACTGGCGCCTGATGTCACACATACTATCAAGACGGCCAAACCAGACTTCACTTGAATAGTAGCGTGCCAAAAAGTTGATTCCAGATTGGCCTCTCTGTACAACACTGGCCTCAAGTACAAGTCCGAGCTTGGTTGCAGCCCATTGGTGATCAAGAACTGATAATCCAGGGTCTGCACCATCGTCACCATTATGGATTCCCAACATTTCGAATGCACGCAATGGTTCGTACAAGTAACCGTACTCGTTCTTTCCATGGCGGTAGGCGCAGTAGCTGCAGAATGCAGCTCTAAGCGTTTGTATAAACGAAGTGAGGGAACACCCTGATCCTTGAGCACTACCTTGCTCGTATTTGTGTTCATCGAGGAAGCCTGTGTTGTTTGCTGTGGCTTTGAGTAATTCATTCAACTCAGCGCGGTATGCTGGGAACAAACGCAATAGCACACGTCGGTCAAGCTCCCGAAGAGTCTCCGTAATGGTGCCATCCATGCGATGGTAGTCTGAGATGTTGACAAAGTCAGCATCAAAACAGATATCAACCATACGTTGAGCAATCTCTAGGGGTTTTTTGCCCGGCCCATACCAAGCAAACTGCTTCATATGAGCAGCAGCTGGTTGTGCAAACATCGCTAACATAAGTTTTTGCAAATCATCAAAAGTTGTGATAATTCGGCCATCCTTAACATCAGCATAGGCTTCTCCTTTAATAAAGGACTTCACTATGCGCCGCCATACAATTCCAGTACTGACAGCTTTACGCAATGAAACACGCTGTGGCGCGCTGACTTGTTTCGCTGCAATCGTCTCATAGTCACAGGGGTGTAACTCAGCACCCACACACACTAAGCTTACGAACTCATCCATAAACTTCTCAACAATAGAATTATAAGTTGGTTCTTTCTTCTTTAAATTCAAAATTCTACCGTTGATGGCTTGAAGAGCATTGTCTGAAGTATTTGCTCCAGCAAAAGCTCCATGGACCAAGGGATTCATAAACGCTTGCAGTTTAGACTTAGCCTCCTGATTATAGTTAGACGGATTGAACTGATAAGTTCTAACCGCTTCCTCAACAGGAAACACTGTGGGCACCTTAGTAGGTATGGCCAATCGATGATATTCAGTAGTGATCGTAGCCATGCGTTTTTGTAAACGCGCCACATTAGGGTCTGTGCTCTGGATAACAGGCATCCAACTCGCAGTAGTAGGTATCATCAAATTGGTGGTACCTAACCTGGCGACGGCAGCTATAGCGTCGTCGTCAGCCTTGTTGAGAGTGGAAGATAATGCTTCTCCTGGGCGTGCAGTTGTAACAAACGTACCATCAGCTTTATGAACATTAAATCTTATAAATTTCGATCCATCTCGGGCCTTGACAACTGGATTGAATCTTGAAAGAGTTTTACCTTCAATGAGCTTTCCAGCGAGCCACGAGTTAAATATGCTATCATAAACCTTGATGGGTGCAAGCAAAATTAATTGCCTGTGTGGGGAGACTTGTTTCCTTTCAACAGCGTAAGTGGTCATGCGATATGTTATAAAGAAAACTTTCTTTCGAACAATTAAGCAATCGGTTGCATAATCCCACAAATAATGGGTATAGCGACCTCCACCTGCGACAATAGTGTCCAACTGACCCAGCTCATTGAAATTAGTTAAAGTTTCCTGATCATGAGCAGCGGCCTCAGATGGCACAGCAGTATAAAGGAGCACTGGACGTGGTTTTCCGCCTAAAAGATAAGGCATATCCATATAATAATCTGTGTCCACAATGGCCAACATATCATCATCTTTCTTCACGTCACAACGATTCTCCACGTTTGTATCCTTGGCCCACCATGTTTGCCTAGACCCTTTGTAGCCTTTGCGCTGATCTGCCTTAGACATTTGTACAAAGTACAGATCAGTACCGCAATTGGCTGCGACCTTCTTGGCGCATAGGGTAGCCGCACTGCGATGTGCGGCGGCGGTGGGGTGCGTATGGCCAGGCACTAACTGTGCTGGCGGTACACAACAACTTGTGAATGCATCACGTGCTAAATCAGGCGCAATTGCCGGATCAACACTGAGGAAC